CATCAGCACATAGTTTTATGGGTTGGCCAAGGGGTGCAGAAGTACCACCTGTTGACCAGTAAACTATTAAGTAGGGTTATTTTCGCGTAATAATATAACTATAATAATTAATTATATAAAATCAAGTAGAAATGGAAAAAGTAAAAGATTACACTGAGTTCGAAGATGTTGTTAATGACTCTACAACTAAGAAACTAAGCGATGCAGAGCTTAAGGAATTACAAGAAGCAATGTATGAAGTAAATCAAATGCAGATGCAGATTGGTGGAGTTGAAGCACACAAGATAGATCTTGTATCTAAATTCTCTATACTGGTTAAAGAATTAGAGAGCATTAGAAACATATTAGAAGGAAAATACGGATCTGTTAATATAGACATAAATACAGGTGAAATTCAAGATATAAAAGAAGATGAGACTAATACGAAAGATTAGTATTGGTCGAGACTATAAAAGCGATGCCATGCATTACTCTGTTGGACAGGAAGTGTATGGTGGTCATATTATAGAGAACATCATAGAAGAGGATAATAAGTTTTCGGTTTACATAAAAAAAGCTGACGAATTAATGCCTTGGAAGGACTTTTACAAAACCATGTCTATCGCTGTTGAATATGATCTACAGTACTAATGAAAGGGTATTTAGATTTTATTGTAAAACCAGTTGATGGTAGGTACAACAATAGAAAATTTGTTGATGGTAAGGAATTGATATTAAATACGGAGTTAGAAAACCACAACTACGTTAGCAGGATAGCTGAGGTGGTTTACGAACCGTATAAGAATAAAACAGGTATAAGTGTTGGTGACAAGGTCATAGTGCATCACAATGTGTTTAGACGCTTCAGGGACATAAGAGGAGAAGAGAAGAATAGTAAGAGTTATTATGGAGATGGCATGTATATCGTACAGTTAAACCAGATATATGCTTACGACAAAGTAGACGAGAGTTGCAACTGCCCTAGGTGGTTTGCTTGTGAAGGCTTTAATCTAGTTAAGCCAATAAAGGAAACTAAAATGTTTTCAACTAATTTTGAAAAACCACTAGTTGGTGTTTTAAAAGTAAAAGATCCAAAATTAAATGGATTACATGAGGGAGACTTGATCGGATTTGGACCAAGCTCTGAATATGAGTTTATTATAGGTGCTCAAAGATTATATAGAGTACCAACCACTTCAATAACAATTAAATATGAACGTACAGGAAACGAAGAAGAATATAATCCTAGCTGGACAGAAAGCGGTGGAGGAATTAATAAAAGTAGCTGAAGAAGCTATAGTTGATTCTGGGGACGATCTAACAGCTGATAAACTAAAAAATGCAGCTGCTACTAAAAAGTTAGCTATATTTGATGCCTTTGAAATATTGAGCAGAATACAAGAGGAAGAGGATTTATTAAATAACAAGCCAAAGGAGCAGGTTGAAGAAAAAAGTTTTACTGGTTTTGCAGAAAAAAGATCTAAGAGTAAATGATCTACAAGCAAACCTTATACAGTATCGTAACACCTGTTAGGCAAAATACCATATCAAGACTTAACAAGTCTAAGAAGTGGTCTTATGGCTATAACAAAGAGCATGATATAATTGTTATAAGTAAAACTGGTCAAATAGGTGAGATATACAGTATAAACAACTTGAATATAGCTCTACCAAAAGAACCTGCTAAAATAGATAGATCTACTAACAAGTGGAAGGCTGAAGAATATCCTAAAGAACTCAAGTCTGTTGAGAGTATATTCGAGTGGAGAGATTATCCAGAAGACTTTCAAAATAAATGGGAACCATATATAGATGAACAATTCAGAAGAAGAGACGAAGGCCATTGGTTTAATAATAAAAGCGTGGCTACTTACATTACTGGTACTCACTTTATGTACCTGCAGTGGTCCAAGATTGACGTTGGGAAACCAGACTTTAGAGAGGCAAACAGATTATTCTTTATATTCTGGGAAGCTTGCAAAGCAGACAAAAGATGTTATGGGATGTCCTACCTCAAAAACAGACGATCTGGATTTTCTTTTATGGCTTCCGGCGAGACTGTTAACCAAGCAACAATATCTTCAGATGCTCGATTTGGAATACTGTCCAAATCTGGGGGTGATGCAAAGAAGATGTTTACAGACAAAGTTGTACCAATATCGATTAACTATCCATTCTTCTTTAAACCAATACAAGACGGAATGGACCGTCCTAAAACAGAACTCGCTTACAGAGTCCCCGCATCAAAATTTACAAGGAAGAAACTTGACTCTAACGTCGCAACGGAAGACATTATCGGGCTCGACACCACAATCGACTGGAAAAACACAGGGGACAACGCATACGATGGTGAAAAACTAAAACTATTAGTACACGACGAAAGCGGTAAATGGGAGAGGCCAAACAATATACTTAATAACTGGCGAGTAACTAAAACTTGTCTAAGATTAGGTAGTAGAATTATAGGTAAGTGTATGATGGGGTCAACATCAAATGCTTTAGACAAAGGAGGAGAAAACTTTAAAAAGTTATACAACAGCTCTGATGTAACAAAAAGAAATGCAAACGGACAAACAAAGTCTGGATTGTATTCTTTGTTTATTCCCATGGAATGGAATTACGAAGGGTTTATTGACGAATACGGGCATCCGGTATTTAATAGGCCGCCAGAAGGCACTGTGGGGCCACACGGAGACGTTATAGAAGTCGGAGTGATTGAGCACTGGAATAATGAGGTAGATGGATTAAAAGGCGACCAGGACGCTCTAAATGAGTTTTACAGACAATTCCCTAGAACGGAGGAACACGCATTCAGAGACGAAACAAAAAATAGTATATTTAATTTAGCAAAAATATACGAGCAAATAGATTATAACGAAGACTTAGGTAACAGTAATGTCCTAACAAGAGGTAGCTTTCAATGGGAGCACGGAGTTAAAGATACGAAAGTAATATTCAACCCAAACCCTCAAGGTAGATTTTTAATTTCTTGGACACCTAGTTATAATATTCAAAATAGGCAAACTACACGTAATGGTATAAAGTATCCAGGCAATGAACACATGGGAGCTTTTGGTTGCGATAGTTATGATATATCCGGAACAACAGACGGAAGGGGATCTAAAGGGGCTTTGCACGGATTAACTAAATTCAGCATGGAAGATGCTCCGCCAAGTACTTTCTTTTTAGAATACGTGGCTAGACCACAAACAGCAGAAATGTTTTTTGAAGATGTGCTAATGGCATGTGTATTTTACGGTATGCCCTTATTATGTGAAAACAACAAGCCTAGACTTTTATATTATTTTAAAAGAAGAGGCTATCGTGGGTACTCAATGAATAGGCCAGATAAGCTTTGGAACAAGTTGTCGGTAACAGAAAAAGAAATTGGTGGAATACCAAACTCAAGTGAGGATATAAAGCAAGCTCACGCGGCAGCTATTGAAATGTATATAGATAGACACGTTGGTTTAAATGAAGAGGGCCAGTATGGCACAATGTATTTTAACGAAACACTAAATGATTGGTCTAAGTTTGATATAAATAATAGGACAAAATTTGATGCTGCTATTAGTTCTGGTTTAGCTATAATGGCTTGTAACAAAGATTTATATAGGCCAAGTAATAAAATACAAAGGCAAGTTGTTAATTTAAGATTTGCAAAATACTCTCACGAGGGTACGACATCAAAAATAATAAAAAAATAATATGGCGAATAGCGTAACAAATAGTTTTTTCCCTAGCCAGGTGGTAAGTGATCAAGAGAAAGTTTCTCAGGATTACGGGTTGCAAGTTGGTAGAGCGATTCAAAATGAATGGTTCAGCAGCAACTCAGGTGTAACTCGCTTTAGAAGTAATCAAAATTCTTTTCATACGTTAAGGTTATATTCAAGAGGTGAACAACCAGTGCAGAAATATAAAGATGAACTTTCCATAAATGGTGATTTATCTTATTTAAACTTAGATTGGAAGCCGGTTCCAATATTATCAAAGTTTGTTGACATAGTTGTTAATGGCATCGCGGATAGATCTTTTGATATTACCA